GATATAGTTTCTGAGATTAGACAATTTAAAGGAATGATACTCTAATGGGATTACCAATTAAAAACGGCAAAATCACCACACCTTATAACAAAAAAGGTAAGATGTGGAAATCAGGTTTTCATACTGGTGTCGACTATGCAGTTCCAGAAGGAACAGAAATCATTGCTGCTGTTGATGGAAAAGTTTTAGCCAACAACTGGGGTAAAGCCTACGGCACCCAATTAATAGTTGAATCTAAAATTGGTGGTAAAAAAGTGTGGATGATATATGCTCACCTATCTAAACTATTAGTTAAAGTAGGAGCAGATGTTGTTAAAGGACAAGCGATTGCTAAGTCTGGTAACACAGGTAATTCATCTGGTCCGCATTTACATTTTGAAGTTAGGGATAATGTTAGATGGTCTGCAGGTAAACCTGTTGACCCTAAAGATATTTTAGAAGCGTAATTGTTTAGCCGCTTCATAGCGGTAGTAACAATTGGGGTGTTAACTACTCTCATTGCAACACCATCTTATTCAGATGATGTGACTATTAATTTAGATTCTAATACACCTTATGTTGATGTACCAGTAACTATTACTGAACCTGTTGATGCAGTCATTCAAACTTTTACTGGTACACCACAAACTAATCCTGGGTTTATTGATTCTTGGATTGAAGTATGGCAAGGTTTAAATAAACTTCGTGCAGATGATGACAGTAATTATTCACCAACAAATGTTTTAGCATCTATTATTAGTATGCCTTTAACTGCTGGTGAATACTTTATTCGTGCCACATCATTTGCTTATATGTGTTGTAATGCATATCCAACTGGTTCTTATTTGTTGTCTACGAATTTAACAGTAGCCATACCTGAGCCAAGCCCATCACCAACAGTGACAGAAGTGACACCAGAGCCAAGCCCTTCGCTAACTGAAAGTCCGACACCTAGTCCAACCCCAACTCAGTCTTCATCTTCGCCAACTCCTGAGCCAACACCTGAGCCTTCTTCTCCTTCTCCGTCACCGACTGATACTCCTCAGCCAACAGAAAGTCCAGAGGTTCCAGTTGGTCCAACTCAACAGCCAGACGAGCCAGACCCTGTACCTTCTGAAGAGTCTGTACAGCCCTCTGAACTTCCATCTCCAGATGTTCAAGATACTTTAATAGAAGTTGTTGATGAGTCATTTAACGATTTCCCTTCTTCTTTGGAGAACGACTTACCTTCGTTGGAAGAGACTTTATCCACTGACGAAACTGAATCTCTCCTTGAATTTCTTCCAGAACTTTCATTAGAAAGTTTGCAAGAAACATTCCAACAAATATCTGAAACCATAACTGCTGCATTTGAATCCATTCCTGGTGGTGAAGCAGTTCTTGCTGCCACCGAATTTGTAGGTGAACAAATTACTGCTGCTGCAGAATTTGCAACCAATCTTGGTACCGAGTTTACACCTGAAGAAAGAGAACAAGCCCAACAGGTAGTACTTGGTGCTGTAATCGTAACACAATTAGCATCTCCTAGGAGGATAAAGTAATGAGAATCGCTAAGTTTATTTGGAAGCACCTTGATGCCTGGGCTGGGGAAGCCTTCACGTTGACAGGTCTTTTGATAGCATGGATTGTCCTACCACCTGGTGACACAAGGAACGTAGTTGGTATATGTTGCTTAGGTGCACTGGCTATGTGGACTTTATTTAAAGTCACATTGAACAGTGAGGATGATAACTAACCCTACTATCACTGGAGATAAATGCTAGTTGAGGCAATATTTGTCTTGGCTATGCAACATCAAGAACCAACACCAGCCCAATGGCAGGCGTTGAGGATGTGCGAGTCAAGCAATAGAACCAATGCAGTATCAAGAACAGGAAAATATAGGGGTCTTTACCAATTTGATTTACCTACATGGGAATCAGTTGGTGGGGTTGGAGACCCAGCACGAGCAACAAGGGCTGAGCAACACAAGAGGGCAACCATATTGCACTCTAAGCGTGGATGGCAGCCTTGGTTTACGTGTGGAAAGATAGCAAGAAACACAATTTAATATAGAAAAGCGGACCGTATATCCCCAAATATACGGTCCGCTTTTTTGTTTTAGTAAGCGGCTTTATCTTTCTTTAATATTCTGATAGCCCACTCAAGTCCACCATTAAAACCTTTTGTCCATTCATCTGTTTCAGATTCTATTTTAGAATCTTCTATTCGTTTAATAAATTCTTCTATTATTTTTTCCATTGTTCAACAGGATACAAGATATCTCTAGGTATTATTCTACCATATTGTGCTTGTGTTCCTTTGTCCCATCCTTCTTGTGCTGGTATCCAACCAAGTATTTCTACTTCTTTAAATTCTTTTGGTATAGGTACAACACCAAAGATTACTAGTCCTTCTTTCTTTAAATCTTTTTCTCTAACTGCTGGACCATCTTGTGTTCTAACTCTTCTTACTTCTATGTTAGTTCCAACATCTGGTAAGTCTTTATATTTTTTGTGGTCTGCACCTTCCCAGATACTGGCTGACCAGTATTCGTTGATGGCTTTGGCTACAGCGATTTCACCTATGGCTGCAGCAACAAGTGCTGTTCTATTATCTTCCATCTTTAATGGATTATAGTATGGTGCATCTGGTTTACCCCAGTTGTTTGTGTATCTTCTGATACCGATAGTACTAGCGTATTCGTATTCCCATGTTTCTAATTGTACTATCATTATTCTCCTATGAAGTCTTCATCTAATGGGTCACAATCCCAACAGTAGCCATCAATTAATCCTTCTTCTTCTTGGCAAACCTTGCATGGTGGGTATGGTTCCCTATCTAAGGGGGTTGCTGGGGTGATTAAAGCCCCGCATTTGTAGCATTCTGCGTCTTCTAGGGCATATGCAGAGGGCATGTATCCTACTTCGTCAAACATCACTGTCATACGAAACCAATTAGAACCACAATTAGGGCAGGTAGGTGTTGGTATTCCTCTGTAATCTGCTTTACTCTTCTGGGTTGCCATGGTCATATTCTGTGTAAGGACGCTTTCCACCTAGTTCATCTATCATTGCTTGGATGGCTCGGTCCACACGTTTACGTGCAGCATCAGGAGATATGTTAAGTTCACTACCAACTTGTTCTAATGTTGTGTTGATAGAATTATATCTAAGTCTTAAAACATTTTGATGACGTTCTTCAACTGTTTCAAATGCTTCAGATATATCTGCACGTACTGCTAACCATGTGTTGCTTTCAGCAACAGAGTTTCTATCTGGTTTATAGTTAACATCATTAACACCAACAGGTAGCATATAAGAATCATTTAATATGTATGGTAAAAATTCTTCTATGATTTGTGGTTGATAATAAAAATTGTCAGTGACTTCATATCCTGCTGACTTGGCTTTTTCTTTTGTACAAAACTTTAATGCAGCATTACGTAAAGACTTGGCAACTAACTTATCTCTGTCCTTTGATTCAAAGTTGTCATACCAGTCTCGTAGTTTGTTAGGTCTAGTTGCAAACCATAACCATAGTTCTTGACTTATGTCTTGTCTGTCTATCATCCTGTATCTTTTAGAATACTCGTAAGATATGAGGCTGACTATTGTTGAGTAATCTTTTATGTAGGGTTTGTCCATTATTATTTTGTTGTTATGTTTCAGTCCTGCTGACTAGGAACCCCTGACCATTTGCCACGTAGCACCATTAAAGCAATTGCTGAATAGTTTAGCAGGTCAACAAATGAATCTTCAATGGACTCGTTCTGTGGCGTGTCTTTAACCTCATAGATTAGGTGGTTAAGTCTTGCCATCTTGTCATGCATTCTTACTAGTAGCCCATTGAGTGGTCCTCCTGGGGCGTTGGCTATGTTCTTTGGACCATAGTCTAATTGTTTCTTTACTAATAGTTCCCATGCTTGGTTGTATATAGCAATGGATTCATATTTAAAATCCTCAATGTTTTGCATCATTAACTTCTTTCTCTAGTTGATGGGTTAGCATGTTGGCTTGCCAAGTAATCAATCTGTCTTTGGCTATATCATTCTCATCTGACAGTAGTAGTGTGGCTAGTAAATCTATGTCTAGTCTTACGTTCTCGGTGCCTTCTATCTCACCTAGTTCGTTATACATATCTGCTAGTGCCACCATTAGGTTCACTACTGTTCCATTGTTTAATTGTACTGCTGGTTCTTTAACTTCTTTACCTTCTAATAATTCAAAGATAGATTCAAATTGCTTGTCTGATTCGTTCATCTAAATACTGTGTTCCTTTCTTGAGAACAACGCTGTTTACATCTTCACCTTCAGGCATTTGTAGGATTCTTACGTTGGCTACTGCTCGTTGTATTCTTTTGCCGAACTCTAACCCTGCTTCATCACCATCTGCTAGTACTAGTACTACATCAAAGTCTTCAAAGATACGTGAGTAGTGTGTCTTCCATGACGCAGCACCTGGTGCACCGACAGCAGGATGCTGCGTCTTAGTTGCCATTGTTATTGTATCTATTTCACCTTCACAAATGCAGATATAATTCTTTGCTTTGAATAAAGATTCAACATTAAACAATGTTGTTTCTGCACCTGTCATGCCCATGTATTTTGGTTCAGTGTTATCAAGGGCACGAAATCTTATATCAACAACACCACTTCTTGTTATGTATGGTATTGATAATCTTCCTATGAATTGTTCATGACTAGGTAGTGGTTCTACCACGACGCCCAGGTGGAACGGACTTACGTCCTGCGGGGATAGTCCTCTCTCTTCCAAATACGGTAATGCTTTGTCCACGTTTTTTGCGTAGAGATGTGCTGCTCTGATTAAAAACTCTTTCTGCGAAACTGATAGCCTCACGAAAATCTATCCCTTCTTTGTATTGAATTAAATCGTATCCGTCACCTTTAACATCGCAAGCAAAGCAACAGAAACTTTGTGTATCAAAGTCTACTACTGCTGACTTGCGACTGTCCCCATGAAAGGGACACAAGATACTTAACCTACCATAACTTTTGTTTGGAAGTTTTAATCCGTAATGAATTAAAACATCTTTAATCTGTAAGTCCTTGTCTGGTAGTTTTCGTCTCACCATATCCTGCTTCCTTCAATAAATAAATCCACATGTCAACAGTCATTGTTGCATACCATTGACCAACATCTGATTTACCTTTACGTTTATGTACCACTGCACCTGTCTCTGCTTTAGCATTAACTATCTCAACTAATAACTCTTGTAACCATCCACCTAAATCCATCTTGGCATGGTTCTTTATTTCAATGCAGACACCACGTACACCTGACACATCACCTTTATCGTTAATGTCCCCAGCAAGACGTCGTTCAGCATACTTCCAACCGTGTTGTATAAGATGTTGTACAACTTCACGTTCAGCCTGTGAACCTTTACGTTTGCTGGGGCTAGACATTAGTTCTTCTTTAACGCTTGTCCGATAGATTCTGTTTTGATTTCATAAACAGTTCTCTTCTCACCCTTATCATTTTCATAAGAGCGTTGCTTCAAGGTACCAGTAATGATTACTGAATCACCTTTCTTAAAGGTTGCATTGGCAACTGCACCACCCCAAATACTTCCGTCCAAGTATGTGGTGGATACATCTACCCATTCACCTGATTCGTTTTGTTTACGAAGGTTCGATGCCACTCTGTAATTTAATACAGTTTCTCCGTTTATTTCTTTTACTACTGGGTCTTCTGTTAGTCGACCGTTAACTATAATGTATGGTAATGCCATTTGTTTTCCTTATCTTCGCTTGTATTATTCTTCATGCCATTCGTTGTCGTCTAATGATTTACATTGACTACATAGAATAGCCCAACCATATGCAACCATGCCACCGTCCATGCCACATCGTTCACACTTAACAACAACATAGCCTTGTTCGGTTTCATCAATCACTTGTCTTAACATCCTTTAACTGCATAGATGCTGGGTCAAATGAGAGCATAGTAAATGTATTACCTGTTGCATCTGCTCTACCATATCTGTTCTTTACTGCTGCAACACAAAGATATATTGATTCACCAATAATCTCTTGACCAATAGTTAATATCAGTGCAGGGATTTGGTTAACCAATCCTTGTATTGCTGACCTTGGTTGGCATGGTGTGCCAATAAAGCCTTCCTTAGTATGGTGCAGTACTAGTACACAAGCATTGGTATCTCTTGCAAGATACTTCAACTCTTTCATAGCAGCACGCATACCTGAGAACTCTTCGTGTCCATCCATTGCTATATCCATTAGGTTGTCTATAACAATAAGTGTGGGGCTTGTGCCCCATGTTGTTTCAAATGCTTGAACAGACTCATCAATATCACTAAGTGTTGGGCTTGATTCAAAAGACCAACGCAAGTAATCAAATTGTTTTAATATATTTTCAGCACTATCTTTATCTTGTTTTAATATCTGTTCAGCATTTGACTGTGTCATACCTGTTGCCATTGCAACAACACGCATACCCATTGTGTGTGCGTTAGTATCTGCTGACATATATAACGTTGGTACTTGTGCTTGTACTGCTATTGCTAATGCAATAGAAGATTTACCTGCACCTGGTGTACCAGCAATTAGATTAAGTTCTGCTCTACGTAAAACAATTTCGTTTTGTTGTAAAGATTTGAAAGTGAGGGGGAGTGGTTCTCCCCCTACTTCCTTACCACTAATTGCCCTGTAAAGGGTTCTCACTTAGCGACTCTATCTGCTACAAACTTGCTGTAGTCTGGGTCTTTTGGTTTCAAATAGATAGTGGCACACTTATCGGTTGCACCTTTAGGTGCTGCACAAAAGAATCCTTTGTACAATCCGAACTTGCCATTGCCTTCAATGGCTGTCATCTTGCCATGTAAACAATGACGTGTTGCTCCACCACCATTAGAAACTAATGTTGCACCTAATGTGTTTACTACATTGCTGACTGCTTGGGTTGGTGTTACTTGTTGTATTGTTGGTTTACCAATACCACATGCTTCAGCGAATGCTTCCATACTTCCAACAAATGTTTGTGAAAGTGCAGCATCTTGCATTAACTTTTCCACTTCGTCTATTGTGTCGCCACGAAACAAAGGGATTGTTCCATTAGGTAATTTAAAACTTACCTGTATTTTTGATTCAGACATTCGTCTTGTCCTCTTCCTTCTTGTACCATTCACAATGCTGGGTGTACCCACATAGTGAACAGTTGGATATGTTTGGCACGAAGAGTCCTTCGTACCTTGCTCGGTTAAACATTTCTGCTAACCGTATTAACCTATCAGATGTGTACCAACTAAGGTCCACAATAGGAGTAGGTTCTCCTTTCCTAGCCATCCAGTATGAACCATACTTTGGTTTAACACCATAAGTTAATTCAATACCAACTGAATAGAAACCTAATTGCAGTGTGGTTGAAGGAGTTCTCGAGCCAGTCTTGAGGTCGAGAACGACTAACTCACCATCAGGTAACTCCATGATTCTATCTAATGCCATCTTCACTGGCACTGTACCAAAGTTAATCATCATGTTAAGTTCAATAGCAGGTTGACCATCTGGTGCTGTCCATATTTTCCAGTCAGATTCTTGTCGCCAACTCTGATATTTTTTTAACATCTCTAAACCATTGGTGTACCACCATGCTTTGTCTTCTGGTTTACGCTTGTTTGCTGTACGAAATTGTTGTTGCATTGCATCATCACCAACACGTTGACGTACATCTTCAAGAGTATTTTCCCAAGCGTCAGACCAGTACTTGTGAAGGTCAATGCTTGTCATGTTCCTCTTTCCATATGTCGTGGTCAAATGATTCTGATGCTTTATGTACAGCGATACCACCGAATAACCACCATGCTGGAATTTCTTTAACTTGTTTTACTCTGTTCAAGTAATACATGTATCCGCATGCAAGATAATCAGTGAGTGATGAGTAACTAATGTGGTCGGGGAGTTCATCCCCATTGATGTTAATCATCTAAGGTGCAGGTCTGGAGGAGGAAGTTAACCAGACCTGCTGTGCGTGTTACGTTTTGCTTATTGAGAAACGGATATCCGTTTTGTTTGTTATGCATAGTCCACAAGTGTAGCAGGCACCACCGTCTTTTGTAATCAACGGAATCTGCCGTGTCTGCTCAGGACATTTAGCCCCAGGTCTACCTGTTATGGCTCTGACCTGCGACGATGCATCCTCAAATGTGTCAGCCAACCATGCTAACTTAACACCAAAGTCTTGGCGTAAACGTTTAGCCTCATGCTTGTTGTCCTCATCTGCTGAGAAATATAAACTAAGATTAGGTATCCCAGTTAACATTTCTACTGCACTAGGTACCCTTGTGTATACCCAGAACTGTACATCTTTGTTATGTTTAATAACTCTACGCCATGCTTTAGTGTAATCATCGGAAAAGAAATCACCATCCCAATGGATACGAAAGTATTTAGCAGCATTGTACTTATCACAATCATATTTAAAATCCTGAATCATAAACTGAATCATCTGTTGCAGTTCATTAACTGATTTGTTTTGAACAGCATCCCAATTGGCTAGTAATAATTCACGTGTGCTTTTAAATACTTTCTCTAACTTACCTGCATAACATATCTTCTCGCAGACTGATGTCGCACCTGGACAAGAAAAAGATTTACCAGAGGGGAGACCAAAAGTATTTGCTACTAATGGTCTCTTACCATCTGGCATAGATATTGTTGCAGTTTTCCTATCGTTGTTGCGTCTCAGTCTGGGTAGACTAGAACTCAACCTCAATACTTTCTTCTGAGTACTCATCATCAGCATCAGCATCGATAGAATATTCAAGACTGCCAACAGCGTTCTTGACTTTCTCTTCTGCATCTTCTACTGATTCTGCTTTAACAGTGAATGAATAAGTAATAGTTACGTGACCCTCGAACTCTTGTTGCAACAGGTCAGCACCTATTTCACCAAGCAACTCGTTGGCTTCATCACGATGAACAGTTATCTCTTCATCTCCACCATCGAATTGGTCTTTGAAGAAGTTATGAACTGCTACTTATTAATATCACTTACTTTTATATAGCCTGCTCCGTAGCATGCGAAGCACCATGTTTCGGTCATTGCAGCAGCAAGTCCAATGCACGGTCCTTTATTACTTCACCTTCTGCTAACACCACACGTTCAGCACGACGAGCATCCTTAGCAATCTTTATATTATTTGCTGTGCTTCCACGTACATTTGAATAGTAATCAGCATACTCAGTAACAGAGTTAAACAAACGCCAAGCATTTGTGTCTAACATCTGTTGACCAGGTGAATTATGATACAAGTTTTTAATTGTATCTTTCTTGTTATCCAACATGTTGATAACCTTTAGTTCATTCTTTTCTAATGGTCGCTTACCCATAGCAGCAGCAATATCTGCTGGAACAGGAAACAATTTAGATAAGAAGTCATCAACGTCACTGTTAGTAACAGTTGTTTTGATTAACTTATCTGCTTGTTCTTGTAAGAAACCACCATACTCAAATGATAGTTGCATAACATCACGTGCTTGAGCAATAGACTTATTGCTGTTTGCTGTATGTCTAATGGTGTGTTTGTATTGTGATGCACGACGTGCCATACGCCAAGTGTTTTGACACACCACACGTACCGCTGTCAATGCAACAGACAAACTAAACGAACCATCATGTGATGTGGTAGCAAAGATATACATATCTGATTTATCTTTACCACCTACAAGGATACCGTTAGGCATACGCATAGTGATAAAGATTTTCTTACCACCATCAATAGACCCAGCAGTTTCATATGATGAACCACTATCAACTAGTGCATCAAGAAAGTTAAACACTTCCCTGTTTTGAATAGGTGTGTATCTAGTACCAACAACACCTAACGCATCACGTTCACCAAGCAATGGATGCTTACGGATAACTGCGAACTTGTCCTCAACAGGTACAACTTCAACACCATCAGCAGACATAACACTTGAATACAAGGGATGTAGTTCTACTTCCCAATCAAGCATTGCTTTTTGGATAGCAGACTCGGCAGTTAATTCTTCTTCAACTACTTGTCCTAGTCCATGCCATCCTGGTTCACGGTAAGCAACGAACGCTGTCTCACCGTTTATCTGTTCTAGATTATGCATTTACTTCCTCCTTTGTTGGTTCTGTGTCTGCTAACTCTCTATCATACACGTTAGTAAACCCATCTTTAAAATCTTTAGCAGACAAGAAAGATACTTCTCTTATTACCTCTACGCATTTGATTAGCAAATCACGTAGATTAGATTGTTCAATATCTTTAACTAAGAAATCAAATCTTTCATAGTCTTCCAATAAGAACACCAATGTGCACATGATATCCATAACTATGGAACCATGCTCATCATTACAATCATCAGTTGTAGACCAATAGGTTGCAATGATTTCAGTTAACTCATCGTATTCTTTTTCAGAATACTTGTTAACT